TGGCGACCAGCGGTTCTATTCCATTGAAAGACCGTGGCTGGACAACGCGCCAAACGTCAGCTGCATACCTGAAGGCACTTACCTTGTTGGTTGGAGGACAAGCCCGAAGTTTGGTGAGACTTGGCACATTCAGGACGTACCTGGAAGAACTCATATTCTAATCCACGCCGCTAATTTCCCTTACAACGTCGAAGGTTGTATCGGTTTAGGAAGGGGTGTCATGGATTCAAAAGTTGCTGTGAGCAGCAGTAAACGAGCTGTAAAGCTTTTCGAAGAGCTTACCCGAGGTGACGAGTGGCAGTTAAAGATCGTATTTGCACAGTTTGCGGGTCTGTAATTGAAGACAAGAATAAACACAAACAGTGTTACCACTGCTACGGCAAAGCGGAAATGGTCAAGGCGACCGACAGCGCGGAAGCATACCTAAAGTACAAGCATAGAAGAATAAAGGCTAGGGCTAAAGAAAGGGATTTTGATTTTGATCTTTCTGTGGACGATCTTCTAGATCTCTACGAGCAGCAGGGTGGTTTTTGCTCTCTTAGTAGGTTGCCGATGACTCACTCCCAGGAGAGTCCAGACTACTGTATTTCGGTAGACAGAATCGATAACGACAAAGGGTATACGAAAGACAACGTAACACTTGTTTGTTACAGGGCGAATATGATGCGGAACGAGTTGTCGCTGGAGATGTTTAGTTGGTGGGTAAGACAAATTGCCAAATGACATAGAAGATGTTGCGCGTAAATTAAAAGGGGATTTCCCGCTTTACGCAAAAAATATCTTAAAGATTATTACTAAGGAAGGTGCAGTTCAGCCCTTCATCCTGAACGCGGGTCAAAGGGCGATACATAAGCAGCTTGAAGACCAGCTCAAGGAGCAAGGCAGGATAAGAGCCTTGGTTCTGAAAGCCCGACAAGTGGGAATAAGTACTTATGTTGAAGGCAGGTTCTTCTGGCGAATCACCCAGAATCGTAACGCAAACGCTTTTGTACTGTCCCATCTAGCGGAATCCACGAATAGCATCTTCAACATGGTGCGGCATTTCTACGACAATATCCCGCATCCGGCGTTTAAACCCCCTATTTCGAGCCAATCTGCACAGACATTAGTCTTTGATAAGCTGAATTCCAGGTATCGGGTAGGTACTGCACGGTCCACCCAGACAGGGCGAGGACAGACAAACAGGTTTGTACACGGCTCTGAGGTCGCGTTTTACCCCCAAGGTGCGGATATTGTGGCTGGTTTGCTGCAAACAGTCGGCGGCGTGGACAGTGAAGTCATACTGGAATCCACCGCAAATGGTGCTGGGGGCTGGTATTACGACCAGGTAATGAAGAGTTTACGGGGTGAAACGGAGTGGATTACCTGCTTTGTCCCTTGGTTTTGGATGCCAGAGTACATCCGTAAACCAGACCCCTACTTCAAAAGAACGCCTGAAGAAGACAAGCTTGCCCGAGCATACAACCTAAATGACGCTCAATTATGCTTCAGAAGGGCTAAATTGGACGAATTAGGAGGAACTGACCTTTTTCGTCAGGAATATCCAAGTACGCCCATAGAGTCTTTCCTGACGTCTGGAAGGTGTTTTGTAGAAGAAAAAGTTCTTGCTGTCGCAGAAAGTGAGTGTTATTCCCCAGACTTTGTAGGGGAATTACGGGAAGGACAGATCTCCCCGCTTGAAAAAGGTGCATACAAGGAGTGGGTATCCCCGATACCTGATGAGAGTTATGTTATCGGCGTCGATGTTGCCGAAGGGTTGAACTACGGCGACTACAGTTGCGCCCAGGTTCTTGACTCGTTAGGTAGGCAGGTAGCTTGCTGGCACGGTCATGTTGACCCTTGGGAGTGGGGCAATATCGTTGGTCAGTTGGGTAAACGGTTTAATAGTGCATACGTTATCGTTGAAAGAAACAATCATGGTCTAACCACTCTGCGAAGGCTTCAAGAGATTAAGTACCCCAGTTTATTCGTTGAGTCTTCCGTTGATAGCGCATACGGAGATAAGCTCACAAAACGGGGTGGTTTCCTTACAACCAGTAAGACTAAACCTCTGATCATTGACAACCTCGCGGCACTTTTGAGGCAGGAAGAAAGCGGCATCGCTGACCTTGAATTAGTGAACGAATTACGCACCTATGTTATTGATGAAAAAGGTTCTTTCAATTCTCAAAGAGGGTGTTATGATGATCGGGTGATAGCTCAAGCTATTGCTCTGCATGGACTTGCATCAATGCCTCGAACGAGGTCGCCTCGAATACAAAAGAGGTATCAATCAGTTGATAGCGTGGCAGGGTATTAATGAGTGAGCTAGTCCAGTTCATCGAACCAGAAAACCAAGAGCCTTCAGGTGAACAAGATTCCCCGACAGAAAATCTCGGATCTCGTCTAAAGGGTCAGTTTGACGAATATAAAAACGCCCGTCGAGAAACAGAAAACGGGTGGCTTCAAGATCTGCGTCAATTCAACGCAATCTATGAGCCAGATGTTTTAGCGCGGCTAGAAGAGTCTGGCGCTAGATCGAAGGTTTTTGTTGGTCTTACTCGGACCAAGGTCATGGCTGCTTACAGCCGAATCATCGACCTATTGTTTCAACATGGTGATGCCTACTTCGCTGTTCAAGCGACTGAAGTCCCTCAGATAGATCCGCTCAAAGCGATGCAGCTCAGAGAAGCCGCACAACAGCAGGTCGTACAAGCGAGTGGTTTAGATCCGGCGGCGAACCAGGATATCGTCATCGCTCGAATGAAAGAGCTTGAAGGCGAACTCAAAGATGTCGAAAAAAAGATCGCGGAGAAAGCGGCTGAGAAAATGACCACCATTATTCTGGATCAGCTCCAAGACGTTAACGCTGAACAGAAGCTCAAAGAATCCATCATGGAAAGCTGCATCTTTGGCAGCGGTGCTATTAAAGCCGGTACGGTCAGGATAGATCGTAAGAAAAGCTATAGCAAAATGATGGACCCTCAAACGGGTCAAGAAGGATTCGCACTTTCCGAGATCGAGCAACCTGCTCCAGATTTAGAAACCGTTTCGATATTCGATCTTTATCCAGACCCGCACTGCACATCTCTTGAAGATTGTGACGGGTTATACCGGCGTCATGTTTTGACGAAGCGTCAGTTTAGAGAGCTAGCTAACCTTCCTGGTTTCGACTCAGAGATGGTGAAATACGTCTTAAAGAACAGCAAGGATGGCAATCACCAAGAAGAGTCTCACGAACGATCTCGCCGGAAAATTAGCGGCATTAACGAGACCCGCGAGTCTGGTCGATACGAAGTACTAGAGTACTGGGGAAATATTGACGGCTACGAGCTGGAAGATAGTGGATTCGAATTTGATGACGGCGCAGATCTTTCTGAAGACTTCTCTGTTTGCGTATGGGTCTGCAAAGATAAAGTTCTGAAAATCATGTTGAACCCTATCTCGGGTTACAAAATTCCATATATGATTTTCCCTTACGAGAAATCTCCTCACGCATTTTGGGGAACCGGCGTACCTGCAATGATGCGGGACTCTCAAACAACCATGAATGCTGCTACCCGAATCTGGATCGACAACATGGCTCTGTCCTCGGGACCGTTAGTGGAAGTGAACACCGACCTACTGGCTGACGGAGAAGATCCCAGCGACATACACCCATGGAGAGTGTTTCTTCGTAGCGGTGGTGATGGCGCTATGCCAGCGGTCAGATTCTATCAACCTATCGCGAATGCTAATGGGTTGAATCAGATAGTAGAGCTGTTCAGAAGATTTGCAGACGAGACAACGTCCCTGCCCTCTTATACACACGGTGAGCAAACGAGATCGCTGAATAAAACAGCTACCGGTATATCAATGCTGATGGGAGCCGCCAACGTGGCTCTTAAATCAACAATAAAGAACATCGATGACTTCCTTCTCGAACCCATGGTGGAAAGCCTTTTCCACTACAACATGGAATTCGGAATTGATGAGGAAGCCAAGGGCGATTTAAAAATCGTCCCGAGAGGTAGCACGGCTCTCGTTCAAAAGGAAGTGCAATCCCAACGGCTTTTGCAGTTTTTAAGTCTTGTAAGTAACCCCATGGATGCGGCTTTAGTGGACCGAGGTCAATTGCTGAGAGATATCGCTCGAAGCATGGATATCGATCCTGACGAAATACTTAAATCTGTGGAGCAATTACAAGCTGAACAAGAAGCACTCCAAAATCAAGCTATCGCCGGAACAAGCCAGGGCGGTCCTATGGCTGAAAACCCAGCCCCAATGGGACCACCTCCAGGTTCTCCTATGTAATCGACTTGAGGATTCTCAAGAACGATTAGCGGTAGCAGACGAAACGAATTTTAAGTTCGAGCAGGGGCGACTCAATGAGTTGCACTTTCTGCTTGATCTAGAAAGTTCAGCGCAAGCTGTACTAGGGAATACACAGACCCGTGCCAATCGGATATCTGTGCTTTAAAAACGAACATCCAACAGGACTCGTAAAAAATGGCAAATAGAAATGACCCAGAGCGGCTAGAACAAGAAGCCAAGCAAATGCTGGAAGATGCTCGGAAGCAAACTACTGAACCCGTGGCAGCGGATACTCAGGAAGATGTGGAAGAGATCGTTCAAGAAACCCCCGACGAGCAGCCGGAACAGGTGGAATTTGAGGCAGAAGCTCCTAGTGATGATGAAGAAGGCGGCGAAGAACCATCAGAACTAGACGCACTTATGTCGAGAATCGACAAGAGTGAACGTGCGATGAAAGGCGCTCAGGCGAAAATGACAAAGAGTAACCAAGAGGCAAGCGAACTGCGACAAAAAAACGCAGACCTCGTAGCGGCTGTTGGTGACTTAAAAAGTCAAATCTTAGCAAAGCAACGCGATGAATCGAAGATCAAGCAGCTCAGGGACGATTACCCTGATTTTGCACCACTGTTCGATGACAACGATGCGCTGAGAGAGGAGCTTGGAAGGACTAACGATTCTTTAACGGCGGCAGAACAAGAGAGACAGAGTATACGAGACCAGAAGTTGCAGGATGTTCATTTCGGTAAAATCGAAGGGATGCATCCAGATGTAAACGAGATCACTCAAACGAGTGATTGGGCTTTATGGTTAGACGCGCAAGCTGACGATATTCAACTTTATGTTGAGTCCGGTAGCGCGAACGATGTCAATTACGTTCTCACCAAGTTTAAAGAAGACTTACAGATTCAAGCTCCAACGCCGCGAGAAGCTGCTCTCGAAAAGGCACACTCGGCTGCAACGCCGAAGATGCCGAAAATTCGAAAGCAGAAGGTTGGCGGAAAGAAAACTTGGACAGTTGATGACATCACTCAGATGCCATTGCATGAATTTGAGAAGCATAAAGCTGAAATTCTGCGAGACATGTCGGAGGGTTCTATTCGCCGTTGATTATTTTTCTCGCATGAGGATTTTTTAACATGGCATTTGGACATAGTACGGGTACTACCTCGGAGGTGAACTTCATCCCCGAGATATTTAGCAAGCTTTTGCAAGCTAAATTTTACAAACAGTCGGTTTTACCGGCAATTTCTAACACAGACTACGAAGGCGAAATATCAGGCGCTGGCGATAAAGTAACGATCAGAACTGTTCCGGCAGTTACGATTGGTGACTACGCTGGTTCCATCACCACACAAGAGCTGACCACAGCCAAAGTCGAACTTTTGATCGACAAGGCGAAATACTACAGCTTTGAGGTGCAGGATATTTTGAAGGCTCAGTCCAACATCGACCTTCTTGAGGCTGCTTCTAACGAT